GCGGGTCGAAGTCCAGCGGCGCCAGAGGTCACCCCGATGCCCCTAACCCCCCTCTCCCCCCGAGCGCGCAGGGGGAATGCTGCCAAGCACGCTGAGTCACCTCCGCAGGTGCCCGTCACGCCGCGCAATCGCACCGCGAAGGCACTTGCGGAGCAGCCGAAGCCGGCACCTCGCAAGCGCGCCGCGAAGAAGGCCACTCCGCCGCCCCCGCCCGAGCCGCCGAAACCGGTGTTCGAGTCGGTGCTCGAGGAGACCGATCGCGCGATCACCGCGGCCCCGCACCTCGGTGCGATGGACGCCGGCGCCATCGCGGTCGCTCGCGAGCTCGCATTCACCATCGACCAGATGCACGACCGACCCTCGACGGACATCGACGGCAAGGCGCTGCCGCTCGACAACGTGACGATCCCGACCTACCTGCGGTTCTGCGAGCAGCTGGGGCTCACCCCGGCCGGGCGCATCAAGCTCGGCGACCCGAAGACGAAGGTCGGCGGCAAGCTCGGGCAGCTGCGCGCGATCCGCGGAGGTGACTCGGATGCCGCCAGCGACGCGAAGCCGAAGCGCTCGAGTGGTCGCACTACCCGCCACACGTAGGCGCGTCGGCTCCGAGACGCCGCGGATCTTCACCCCGCCGCTGCGGAAGCTCACGCCGAAGACGACGCTCGGGTTCGAGGTCATCGAGTTCGCCGAGGAAGTCCTCGGGATCATGCTGCTGCCCTGGCAGAAGTGGCTCCTCGTCCACGCGCTCGAGCTTCTCCCCGACGCCACGTTCCGGTTCCGCACCGTCGTCGTCCTCGTCGCCCGGCAGAACGGCAAGAGCACTCTCGCCCAGGTGCTCGCCCTGTGGAAGCTCTACGTCGACGGCGCGCGCCTAGTCATCGGCACCGCGCAGAACCTCGACATCGCCGAGGACGTGTGGAAGGGCGCCGTCGAGATCGCGCAGGAAGTGCCCGAGCTCGCCGAGGAGATCGAGCGCGTCGTCCAGGTCAACGGGAAGAAGGCGCTCGAGCTCACCTCGGGTGCGCGCTACAAGGTGCAGACCGCGAACCGCCGCGGCGGCCGTGGACTCTCGGGCGACCTCGTCATCCTCGACGAGCTGCGCGAGCACCAGACCTGGGACGCCTGGGCCGCGGTCACGAAGACGACGCTCGCCCGGGCCGAGGCTCAGGTGTGGGCGCTGTCGAACGCCGGCGACTCGTCGTCGGTCGTGCTTCGGTTTCTGCGCCGCGCTGCGCACAAGGCGGTCGGTGATCCAGACGGTCTGTGGGAGAAGGACGACCTCCTCGTCGCCGACGAGGTCACCGACGACATCGGCGACTCACTCGCCGACCTCGAGGACGACGACTCCCTGGGCCTGTTCGAGTGGTCCGCCCACCCCGACCGATCCGTGCACGACCGCGACGGCTGGGACGAAGCGAACCCCTCGCTCGGCCACACCATCACCGAGCGCGCGATCTCTTCCGCGATCCGTACCGACCCCGAACCCGTGGCCCGCACCGAGGTGCTGTGCCAGTGGGTCGACGGGTCGATGGAGACCGTGATCCCCGACGAGCGCTGGCGCGACGGTGCACCGAAGCAGGACGAGCCGGTCGCCGAGCTCGTCTCCGCGATCATCCCGTCGGTCGACGTCGCCCCCGGGCAGTCCTCCGGAGCGATCGCCGTCGCCGGCCTCCGCGCGGACGGGTTCGAGCAGGTCGAGATCATCGCCCACGAACCGGGCATGTCGTGGATCATCCCGCGGCTCCTCGACGTCGTCGCGAAGCACCACCTCCCGATGCGCGTCGCGATGATGCGCGGCCCCGGTGGGGCACTGGTCCCCGACCTGGTGAAGGCCGGGTTCGAGGTCGAGTACCTCGGCGGAGACAAGGCCTCGTCCGCGTGCGGCGGGTTCTTCTCCGCCGTGATGGAGGGGCGACTCAAGCACCTCGACGACGCATCCCTCAACGCCGCGGTGGGCGGCGCCGCCCGGCGGATGTCCGGGGACGCATGGACGTGGACCCGTAAGGACTCCACCTCCGACATCTCACCGCTCGTGGCTGCGACCGCAGCACGGCACGTCATGGCCGGGCTCGTCGATGAGCCGCAGAGCATCCAGGTCTACTGAGGAGGCACGGTGCACAACGACCTCCTCGAACTGCTCGGAGCCCTCCTCGTTGTTGCGTTCTTCGCGGTCGTGTGGTGGCCGGCGGCACTCCTCGTCGCGGGTGTCCTGCTGATCCTCGCTGCGTGGATCCGCGAGCGCACCGCACCCGCCGAGCCTGCCCCCACCGAGGAGTCGACGTGACGTTCCTGGGGCGCCTCCTTGAGTCGCGTGGCCTCAACGACCCGCAGATCCCGATCTCCTCGCAGAACCTGTTCGAGTACCTCGGCTACGACACCGCCAACGACTCCGGTGAGCCGATCAGCGAGAAGCGGGTCATGGGCATCCCGGCGTTCATGCGTGGGGTTCGGATCATCTCCGGCACCGAGGCCGGGCTGCCGCTGAAGGTCTACCCCAACAAGGACAGCCGCGAGACGGTCGATGTCCCGTGGCAGGGTCAATCCTCGACGACTGGGCAGACCTGGTTCGAGCGCGTCGAGACCTCAGCGATGCACCGGTGCACCTGGGGCGAGACGTTCTGGTACAAGAAGCGCGACAAGAACCAGCGCATTGTCGACTCATTCCCGGTGCATCCGTCGCGAATCACGGTCGATGTGGTGCCGCTCGGGCGAGAGAAGATCGAGTTCTACAAGCTGTACCTCCTCGACGGGTCGATCCCCCTGACCGACTGGGAGATCATGCACGTCCCCGGCCCGTCGACCGACGGCGTGCGCGGCATCTCCCCGATCCAGGCACACCGCCAGTCCCTCGGCATCGCCATCGCCGCCGAGCGCACCGCCGCGCGCATGTACGGCCAGGGCATGTTCCATGCCGGCATCATCACGAGCGACAAGCCCATCGGTGAGGAAGACGCCAAGGCCGTCAAGTCGCGGTGGAAGTCCGTCCACGGCGCCGGCACCAACTCCGCCGGCGACATCATGGTCCTCGGCAACGGAGCCAGCTTCTCTCCGCTCACCATCCCGCCGGGTGACGCGCAGTTCCTCGAGTCGCGGATGTTCTCCGTCACCGAGATCAGCCGCATCCTCGGGCTCCCGTCGTGGATGCTGAACGACCAGGAGAAGTCGACGTCCTGGGGCTCCGGGATGGAGCAGCAGTTCATCGCCTGGGTGACTCTGTCGGTCAAGCCCGAGGCGCAGCGCCTCGAGCAGCGCATCAGCGCCGAGCTCTGCCTCCCTCGCCAGGTCGCCGAGTTCAAGCTCGAAGGCCTCCTCCGCGGTGACTCTGCAGCGCGGGCTTCGTTCTACGGCTCCGGCATCGAACACGGGTGGCTCGTCCCCAACGACGTGCGCACCCTCGAGAACCTCGACCCCGTGGCTTGGGGAGATAAGCCGTACCTGCCCTACAACAAGCCTGCCCAGACACAGCCAGGAGGTGCCGCATGACGGTCACTGCCACTCGGGCCACCCAGGTCATGGAGACCCGGACCGCGCCGATCGCGGCCGTCGCTGCGGAACTCCGTGCCACGGGCGACGCTGCGCCCCGGTTCCACGGAACCGCGATCGTCTACAACCAGCGCACCGCGATCGGGAACCCCGCGTCTTGGGGCTGGTACGAGGAGATCGCGCCCGGCTGCGCGTCGAAGACGCTCGCCGAGTCCGACGTGCGGTTCCTCGTCGACCACGAGTCGCAGCTCGTCGTCGCGCGCACCTCCGCCGGCACGCTGCAGCTCACCGACACCGCCGCCGCACTCGAGGTCGACGCCGACCTGGACCAGCGCCTGTCCTACGTGGCGGACCTCGCGGTCAACCTCGAGACGAAGAACGTCACCGGGATGTCGTTCGGGTTCTACGTCGTGAAGGACGAGTGGACGACCGAGACTGTCACGGTCACGAACTCCGCCGGCGCCGACACGGAGATCGAGGTCGAGGTCCGGCGCATCCTCGAGATCCGACTCGTCGAGGTCTCCGCCGTCACGTTCCCCGCCTACGACATGACCGACGCGGGCCTGCGCTCCATGTGCGCCGACGTCCGCTCGATCGCCCGTGGCGTCATCCCGCCGGCCGCCGCTCGGAAGCTCGCGGGCTGCATGTGCGGCGACGGGTCGTGCACGTGTGCCGACGGCACCTGCCTGTGCCCGACCGGGATGTGCGACTGCGCGAACTGCTCGGCGCAGCAGAACTCCACGAAGCTTCCCGACCCTTCCTCGGGCGGGACCCGCGAGCCGGCCGCAGCCACTCGCGAGAACAACGACGACGAGCCGGCCGCAGCCACTCGGAGTGACGAGGAGCACGACCGGGAGTTCCGCCGCAGGGCGATCCTCCTCGGCCAGCCGATCACCGACTGACCACCTCCGCCCACCCACCCGCCGGCACCGCGCCGCCGGGTTCGTTGTCGTGCCCGAGCACGACAGGAAGGGAGCACCGGCATGACCGCCAAGCTCCGCAAGCTCCTCGAGGACCGCGCAAACGTCTGGTCCCAGATGACCGAGATCATGACCCGCTCCACGGGCGCGTTCTCCACCCTCCCCGCCGAGGACCGCGAGACCTACGCCAAGGCCGAGATCCGCCTCGACGAGCTCACGGCCGACATCGAGGCCGAGCAGCGCTACATCGCCAACGAGCGCACCATGGCCGAGGGCTCCCCGGCCACCGGCCCGCTCGGCGGCGGCGAGGACCGCGGCTCCGACGACGAGCGCTACTCGCGCGCGTTCAACTCGTTCATCCGTCGCGGCATCAACTCCGTCGACGCCGAGGACCGCGCCCTGCTCGAGGCCCGCTTCGAGAACCCCGAGACCCGCGCCCAGTCCTCGGGCACGACCACCACGGGTGGCTACTCCGTGCCCCAGGGCTTCTGGGCCAAGGTCACCGACACCCTCAAGGCCTACGGCGGCATCCTCGCGGTGTCGAACATCCTCACGACCGACACGGGCAACACCATCCCGTGGCCGACCGTGGACGACACGGCCAACGCCGGCGCGATCCTCGCGGAGAACGTCCAGGTCACCGGCCAGGACATCACGTTCGGGCAGAACACTCTCGGCGCGTACACCTACACGTCGAAGCTGATCCTCGCCTCGATCCAGTTCCTCCAGGACACCGGCATCGACGCCGAGGCGTTCCTCGCGAAGAAGATCGGCCAGCGCATCGGCCGCGCCCTCTCCGCGCACCTCGCGACCGGCACCGGTACCGGCCAGCCGCAGGGCCTGACCTCCTTCGCGACCGGCAAGACCGGCCTCGCCGGTCAGACCACGTCGGTCATCCTCGACGACCTCATCGACCTCGAGTACTCCGTCGACGTCGCCTACCGCCAGGCCGGGGTCTGCAACTGGGTCATGGCCGACTCCTCGGCCAAGGTCGTCCGCAAGATCAAGGACACCACCGGCCGCCCGCTGTGGGAGCCCAGCCTGCAGGCCGGCGCCTCGTCGACGCTCAACGGCTACGGCCTCATCGTCGACAACGGCATGCCCACGATGGCGGCGAACGCGAAGCCCATCGCGTTCGGTGACATCTCCTCGGGGCTCGTCGTCCGCCAGGTCTCCGGCGGGCAGCTGCTCCGCCTGACCGAGCGCTACGCCGACTACCTGCAGGTCGGGTTCCTCGGCTTCGGTCGCTTCGACGCCCGCGTCGACGACTCCGCCGCGGTGCGCCTGTACGTCAACAGCGCGACCTAACCGGTCCTGCTACCCACGTGGGGCGGGCTGCCATGCCCGCCCCACGTGGTGCACGCCTCCTCCTCGGAAAGGAACTCGACATGGCACGCATCAAGGTCCTGCAGGCCATCTCTGGTCTCGAGTTCTCGTGGGCGGCCGGCGATGTCGTCGACCTCCCCGGCGACGAGGCCACGAAGTGGGCTGACGGCTACCGCGCCGAGCTCGTCCGCGCAGAGAAGCCCGAGCGTGCCGTGGTGTCCCCGCCGGCCGAGACGGCTACCACCCCGAAGACCCGCGCCAGGAAGGCCTGACCCCCATGAGCCACGACATCGAGCCGAGGTAACCCATGCCCGCGATGACAGCTCGCCCCTACGCCGCCGGTCTCCGTGCCGCGTTCGGTGGCGGCGTGGCCGGTGGCCGCGACCTCGACACCGACGCCCTCAAGGCCACACTCCACACAGCGACGTACACCCCGAACTACGACACTGACGCGTTCGCGTCCGCGGCGACGAACGAGCTCGGCACCGCCGGTGGCTACACCGCGGGTGGTGTCGCGCTGGCGTCGGTGACGTTCACCGCGATCGCCGCGAACTCGTGGGCGCAGGTCGCCGCGACGACTACCGCCTACGTCGCCGGGCAGATCGTCCGACCCTCTGCGGGGAACGGGTTCATCTACGTCGCCGCTGTCGGTGGCACGTCCGGTGGTGCGGCCCCGACCTGGCCGACGACGCTGTACACGACTGTCGTCGATGGTGGTGTGACCTGGTGCTGCATCGGGCGCGGTGCGGTGGTCCTCGACTTCGCTGACCCTGCGTGGGCGACGTTCACGGCGGGCCCGTTCCGGTACGTCGTGATCTCCGACACCACCCCGGGCAGCGCTGCGACGAACCCGCTGCTGTGCGCCTTCGACTTCGGCGGGAGCCAGACGGGCGGTGGTGGCACCTTCACGGTGCAGGTCGACCCGTCCGGTGCCCTCGTCATGCCCTACTGACCCGTTGCCCGCCAGCCCGTCCCATCCCGAGGAGTCCTCGTGCTACTGCTGACGAGTACCTCTGACCTTCTGCGCGTCACGTCGTCGACTGTCGCCGACCTCAACGTCCACGCATCGTGGGTCGACAACAACGCGGGCACGATCACCCCTGGTCGCACGAACACGTTGATCACGACCGCGACGACGACGACTGTGGTCGGCTCACCTGCTGCGTCGACACAGCGCACCGTGCAGGCCCTCGTCGTCCGCAACGACCACGCCTCGACCGCGAACGACGTCACGGTGCTCCACACCGACGGCACGAACGCCGTGAACATGGTCAAGTGCACGCTGGCCGCCGGCGAGGTGCTGACCTACGAGGATGGCGTCGGGTTCCAGCGGCTCAACACCTCGGGCGTCCTCGTAGCCAACGGCATCGCCGGTGCTTCGACCGTGCAGGTGTTCGCCGGGACCGGTGGCACGTGGACGAAGCCGACCGGCGCGCAGACCGTCATCATCGAGCTCACCGGTGCCGGTGGCGGCGGCGGCGCTGGTGCGTCCCTCGCTACGGCTGTCGTCGCCAAGGGCGGCTCCGGTGGTGGAGGTGGTGCGTACACGGCTGGGCGCATGGCTGCCTCTGATCTTCCGTCGACCGTCACGGTCACCATCGGAACCGGTGGGACCGCCGGTGCTGCGGGCGCTGCGGGCGCCGCAGGCAACCCCGGTGGCGTCGGCGGCACAACGACGTTCGGCACCTACCTCTCCGCCTTCGGCGGCGGTGGCGGTGCCGGTGGCAACAACACCGGCTCGGTAAGCGGCGGTGGCGGCGGCGGTGGCACGGCTGGCGCCGGTGGCGTCGGTAGCACTGGTGCCGGTGCTGCCGGTTACCCCTGGTACAGCGCGGCCCCGACAGCGGGTGGCGCGGTCGGTGGCTCCGGTGCCCTTGGCGGCGTCGCGCAGACTGCTGCGGGCACGGCTGCCACGAACTGCGCCGAGTGGGGCGGCGGTGGCGGTGCTGGTTCCGC